CCAGTACTACAGAATCTTCCGTGTAGACAACATTCTCACATAGATTAATATAAAAAAAGGGGGGGATTAAACCCCCCCGAACTTAGCGCACTTTCAGATTTGATGGTGCGCTTTTTTTATGCGGCCTGTTTCATTAACCATTTGTTCATAATGTTCTCATACCACTCAGGGTTATTATCCTTCAGAACATTAACAGGTGCAGAACTTAGGGAAGTGCCAGAAGTAGCTAACGCAAATTCTTCAACAATGAACGACTCACATAGTTCTTTTATGAACTGACCTTTAGTGATAGGAGCACCCCGATGCTTGAAACGGGCAATAAACATATCAACACCACGTCCAACCATACTTGGGTGTACGTTAGGGCCATCAGGATATACTGGTCTGCCCTCATAGTCACCTTTGTATGTTAGGTAGCCGCCGTGATAATGAAACTTAGATTTATCAAACTGTGTCATGTTGTTATCCTTTCAAGAATTCCCATAATATAACCTAACCTATACTGTATTTTTTTAGGAAGGTATTGAATTAACTTAGACATGATTCGCCTTTTCTATTGCTTACATACTATTATTAACATATAAAAGAGCCTGTGTCAAGGGTATAAATACAGTTATACAGAGTTTTTTAGGAACAACTTATGCCTACATTAAACCCATCATTAGCAGTAGATACCACAACATCAGCTTCAGCGTTGAACAATGTTAACTACTTGCAACCAAATGCTTTTAAACTTACCATTGATCATAAGCATTTTCAGAACCTAGAGTTCTTTTGTCAGACTGTAATGCATCCAGCGTTGTCATCAAACCCCATAGAAGTACCTTATAAAAGAATTTCTTCTATACCCTTTGCTGGAGATAAGTTGACATTTGGTGAATTAACTGCTATGATAATAGTTGACGAAAATCTTAATGCTTATACAGAGATGTATAAATGGTTGGAAAGAACTATAGAACAACAAGATAACACACCTCTGTATAGGACAGCCTCTAAGCCACCAACGTATGCTGATATTACTCTTAACATTCTAAGCAGTAATAACAACAAGACAAGACAGATTAGATACATTGATTGTATCCCAACAAGTCTTGGCGATATGACATTAGAGTCTACAGCGGGTGACGTATCTTTCATAACATTCCCAGCATCATTTAGATTTTCTTATTTTGAATTGAAGTAACCAACGAAAGTATATTATGAAAACATTAGAAGAAGTCATTGCGGCTTGGCAAGAAGATTGTCAAATCCCTAGAAATGATTTAGCAGAGACCTCTCGTTCAACTCCAAAACATCATGCCAAGTATCTTGAAGTCTTGGCATATGCTAAGTTGCGTCTCAAGAAGACTGAGATGGATCAAAAGATTTTACTTAAGAACAAGTGGCTATACTATAATGGTAAGATGGATCAAGAAGAAATAGAGGCTCGTGGTTGGGGCTATGATCCTCTCAATGGTCTTAAGATCCTTAAGGGTGATATGAACTATTACTACGACTCTGATATAGAGATCCAAGAGTCTGAGATGAAAATAGAGTACCTAAAGACCCTTATAAATACAACCACAGACATAGTAGATGCTCTTAAGTGGCGGCATCAAACTATTGGTAATATTATAAAATGGAAAGTATTTGAAGCGGGTGGATAATGTTTAATCATATAGATCACGGTATTAGTTTACCAAAAATGACTAGGAAGACAAGTGCGGGTGGACGTAAGTATTTCACTCCAGAAGGCAATGCGTATCCTTCTATAACAACGGTTCTTAGTATTCTCAGTAAAGATAGCATCATGGCATGGCGCAAGAGAGTTGGTGCTGAAGAAGCCAATAAGATCTCTCTTCAAGCGGCTACCAGAGGAACTTCTGTACACAAGTTAGCGGAAGATTATCTTGACAACGTAGATGGTTGGGATAAGAATGCTATGCCCAATAACCTATTCACGTTTAGTCATCTAAAAGATATTATGGATGACAGGGTTAATAACGTTTGGTTTCAAGAGGAATACCTTTACAGCGACAAACTTAAGTGTGCTGGACAAGTAGACTGTATCGCTGAATACAATGGCGAACTATCTGTAATAGATTTCAAAACATCTCGTAAGCCTAAGAAGATAGAGTGGGTTACTAACTACTTTATCCAAGCATCTTTCTATGCGGCGGCTTTCTATGAGCGCACTGGAGTTGCTATCAAGCAGGGTGTTATTATGATTGCAGTAGATCACGATCACCCACAAATATTCACTGTTAACACACACGATTACCTAAAAGAGTTTTTGAGTGTTCGTGAACAGTATAGAGAACTAAAAGAAAATGGCTGACATAACCGTTAAGTTAAAAGACTACAGTATGATGTATGTTGATTGTGAAGGCGGCTTCGCATACGAACTATCTGATTACTTTTCTTTTTACGTTCCGGGATATAAGTTTATGCCAGCCTATAAGAATAAGATATGGGATGGCAAGATAAAGTTGTTCAATCGTATGACAGGTGAGTTAAGTGCTGGCCTTTATATGTACCTAATGAAGTTTTGTCAAGAGCGTGATTATACTTTAGATACAGAAGAAACTAAGTATGGTTTCCCTTTAGTTAAAGATAAGATCACTGATTTAAATCATTACCTCGAAAATGATAACCTACCCTTTATGCCCAGAGAATACCAGTATGATGCCGTTCTAAAGGCTTTAGAGCGCAGTAGAGGCATACTTTTGTCACCAACAGGTTCTGGTAAGTCTTTTATTATATACATCCTAGCAAAGTATTGGTTATACCATTTGTCTAATGGATTAGGATATCCAAAGGGGGGAAGAGTTCTTATCATCGTTCCAACAACATCTTTAGTAGAACAAATGCACCAAGACTTTGTGGACTATGGTATGTCTGAAGATGGTATGCACAGAATATACTCAGGGAAAGATAAGAATACCGACAAGGCTATCATAATATCTACTTGGCAAAGCATATATAAATACCCTAAGAAGTGGTTCGAACAGTTTGGCATGGTTGTCGGTGATGAGTGTCATGGGTTTAAATCTAAGTCGCTATCATCTATAATGAATAAAGCGACAGAGGCGAAATACAGATTTGGTACTACGGGAACTCTTGATGGTACACTGACACACAAACTTGTATTAGAAGGTCTATTCGGACCAGTGTATAAGGTTACTACGACTAAAGCATTACAAGACGATAGCACACTTGCTGATTTAACTATAAAGGTGCTACTATTAAATTATTCAGATGAGGTGAGGAAAAACTTTGGTAAAAAAACATATCAAGAAGAAATTGACTTCATCATTGGGAACCCTTCTCGCAATAAGCTTATTTCTAATCTGGCTTTATCTTGTGAAGGAAACTCTCTTGTATTATACAATCGTGTGGCAGATCATGGAAAGCCACTCTTTGAAATGATACGTGATAAGAGCGACCCTAGTAGAAAAGTATTTTTTGTTAGTGGTGACGTAAAGACTAATGATAGAGAAGCTATAAGAAAGATTGTAGAGAAACAAAAGGACTCGATAATTGTGGCATCATTAGGAACTTTTAGTACTGGTATTAATATTCGCAATCTGCATAATATAATATTTGCTTCCCCAAGCAAGTCGCAGATTAGAGTGCTACAGAGTATTGGTCGTGGGTTAAGACAGTCTGATGATGGAAGAACAACTAAACTATTCGATATAGCAGATGATCTGCATTGGAAAGCACAGAAAAATTATACACTACAACACTCCGCAGAAAGAGTGAAGATATACGAAAAAGAACAGTTCAAATATAAAATTGTCAAGGTAGATATATAATGCACGAAATAAAACAGTTTAAATTAGTTAGCGGAGATGAAATAATCTGCGAAGTCTTAGAATGGCCTACTGATGAATTCAGTGGACTAGTTGTTCGTAGGGTCTTACAACTAAGAACTACCTTTGATAAAAACGGTAATAGGTATTATACCTTTAGACCTTGGATGGCTTTACAAGAAGGTGGAGAGATGTTTATTTCTTTAGAGGGAAATCATCTTGTAGGAGAAGCCAATCCAGATCTTATAATGTTAAAAAATTATAAAGAAGCAATAGATAATAACGAACTATCAGAAGAAGAGCTTATTGAAAAAGTAGGTGAGTATGTCGAAAAGTTAAAAGAAATGCGTGATGGCATCGAATTACAATATGATTCAGATAACCCTAACGTATTGACGTTCCCTAACCCAAGAAACAAAATGCATTAGAGGAGAATCCAATGAGCATACAGAAATTAAGTTTTAAAGAAAGATCTTTATTATTCGCAAAGCTTGCTAGTATAGCATACAACAAGCCAAGTAAAGTTAGAACTGAAGCGAAGAAATTAGGGTTTACAACTGTCGAATTCTATGATAAAGAAGGCGCACAGGCATATAGATTTGGTAATAAAAATGATCTAGTTATTGCTTGTCGTGGAACGCAACCAACAGAGTTAAATGATATCAGTGCTGACTTAAAAGCAATGCCAGTAATAGCAGAAACTCTTAGTAGAGTTCATAGAGGATTTAAGGCAGAAGTAGATGTGTTGTGGCCTAGAGTTATGGCTGACATTATGGGCTTAAAAGGTGAAAGAGAACTTTGGTTCTGTGGTCATTCCTTAGGAGCGGCTATGGCTACTATCATGGCAAGTCGTTG